GGTTGGAAGTATCACCCCTGGGTCAAGGACATTCTGGACTCGAATGCGCTCTTCAACTACGTGATGAAGGGCGCACAGTTGGGCGTGACCGAGGTGGCGATCAATCGGGCGCTGTATGTGCTCGACTGGCTGCGACGTGACGTGCTCTACGTGCTGCCAACCGCACTGAATGCTGGCGACTTCAGTAAGGCCCGCTTCAATGCGGCCCTCAACTTGAGTCCTTATCTGAAATTGATCTTCAAGGACACTGATACGGTCAACTTGAAGCGGACGGCGGCCAACTCGCTCTACATTCGTGGCTCGCGCGGTGATAGCAACTTGAAGTCCATTCCCGTCTCGGACCTGATCCTGGACGAGGTGGACGAGATGGATCAGAAACAAATCTGGCTGGCGTTGGAACGACTCAGTGGCCAGTTAGAAAAGCATGTCTGGGCCATTTCGACGCCGACGATTCCGAATTATGGAATCCATAAGCTGTTCCTCACCTCGACCCAGGAGCACTTTGTTTTCAAGTGCCCACGCTGCGGTCGGTGGACAGAACTGGTTTGGCCGGACTGCATCGAGATCATCGGTGAAACGGTCTTGGACCCGCGATGCAGCGAGTCGTTCCTGAAGTGCAAGGAATGCCAGGGCCGACTGGAGCACGCGGCGAAGCCCGAGTGGCTAAGCAGTGCCATCTGGAAAGTGATGAACGAGCAGGCGAATCCAGTTATTCGCGGCCTTCATATCAGCCAGATGTACTCCTACACGGTCTCGCCTGCTGAATTGGTCGTGTCCTACCATCGCGGCCTGGGAGACGAGGCGGCCAATAAAGAGTTTCATAATTCAAAGTTGGGTCTCCCCTTTCTCGGCGACCACGCTCAGATCACGGATGACATGATTGATGCCGCTGTCAGCAATTACACTATCAACGATCCTCGACCCGCAATCGGTCGCGAGAAGCTGATAACGATGGGTGTGGACCAGGGTAAGGTTGGCTACATTACGGTGGCGGAGTGGTCGCTGGATCGTATGGACCGCGACATCAATGCGGTGGCGCGGGGGAAGGTGCTTTGGTTTGGCCGTTTTGGCGAGGAAGACTGGAAATACCTTGACGAGTTGATGCGTGAGTGGCAGGTTCTCGCCTGCGTCGTCGATGCTGACCCGAACATCAATGAGGCTCGCCGCTTCGCTCGTCGTTTCTGGGGCTACGTCTGGTTGACCCGGTATCGCCGTGGCCAGACTGCAAAGGAAATGTCCATCGAGGAGCAGGATAACGCTCCGATTGCCCAGGTGGATCGCACCAATTGGCTGTCATGCTCTCTGGGGCGTTTTAAGGCGAAGCCGCCTCGCATTCAGTTGCCGCGCGACATCTCGTTGGAGTACCGCGAACATCTGAAGAACCTTGTGCGGACCTTTGAGAAGGACGACAAGGGTAACTACAAGATGGTCTACGTGGCAACGGGACCCGACCACTACGCCCACTCGCTTACTTACGCGGAAATGGCTCTACCTCTGGCAGCGTCCATGACCACTGGCGAGAACATCAGCAAGTTCCTCTGATTCAACTGCGTGGTTTGCTTTGTACGCAGTGTAACCAGGGCTTAGGTTACTTTAACGATAGACCAGAGCAGCTTGAAGCAGCCGCTCGGTACTTGCGGAGATGTAACTGTGACCAGAACACCGAGTCGCATCATTGACAGTCGCCATCCGGCTCTGTTTAATGGCACGAACGACTGGCTGCTGTGGCGCAGAACTTACCGTGGCGGCGGAGAGTTCCGTGATGCTTATCTGGAGAAGTTTACCGCTCGCGAGGATCAGACGGACTTCAACTCCCGGAAGAAGATCACGCCGATCCCTAACTTCGCTAAGGCTGCCCTGAACGACGTGCGGAACAGCATCTTTCAGAGGATGCGGGATATTGTGCGGCGCGGCGGCTCGGAGAGCTATCAGCGGGCGCTCACTGGCCTGGACTTGGGCGTGGATCGTCGTGGTTCGACGATGGATGCCTTCTTCGGTGTGAAGTTGCTCACGGAGTTGCTGATTATGGGGCGCGTTGGCGTCTACGTGGACGCCCCTGTTGTCCCCGACGTGCCGACCCTGAAGGATGTTCCCGACGCGCGGCCGTACCTCTACAAGTACGACATCGAAGACATTTTGAACTGGTCGTGCGCTAAGGCGGAAGAGCCGAGCGAGTTTAGGTCCGTGCTCCTGCGTGACACCACGCTGGAATACAATCAGACGACCATGCTTCCCAACCTGACTACGCAGCGCTACCGCTTGTTGTGGATCGACCAGGATACGGGTCGGGTTAATCTTCAGTTTTACGATCTGGAAGGCAACCAGATTGGCCCCGATGGTGTGTCCTCCGGCCCGATTGAACTGCAACTGACGCGCATCCCCTTCGTGATGCTGGACATCGGTGACTCACTCCTGAAGGACGTGTGCTACCATCAGATCGCGATGCTGAACCTCGGTTCGAGCGACGTGTACTATGCCTTGAAGGCCAACTTCCCATTCTATGTCGAGCAGCGGGACCTACGTGCGGTCGGTTCGCACCTGAAACCGGCCGCCAATGCAGATGGCACGGCGAGCACCGGCGGACAGGGCTCGGCCGACACGGACATCAAGGTCGGCGTAACCCACGGCCGGGCTTACGACAAGGGCATGAATCCGCCCGATTTCATCAATCCGTCCGCCGAGCCGTTGCGAGCGAGCCTGGAGTTGCAGGGCAAGCTGGAAGCGGACATCCGCAAGCTGATAAATCTGGCCGTGACGAACCTCTCGGCCCGAGCATCCGCTGAGTCGAAGGCGAAGGACAGCGAGGGTCTGGAGGCCGGGCTGTCGTACATCGGCCTCGTTCTGCAAGGCGCTGAGCAGCAAGTGGCCGAACATTGGGCCGCCTACGAGGAACGACAACTGACCAAACGCCGGGTGGCGACGATCAAGTACCCGGACCAGTACAGCCTGAAGACGGACAAGGACCGGATCGAGGAATCGAGCAAGCTGTCCGACTTGATGTTTGCCGTGCCTGGCCGCACCGTGAAGCGTGAACTGGCCAAGATGATTGTGGCATCCTTGCTTGCGGGTAAGGTTCATGTTGACACGATTGCCATGATTGAGAAGGAAATCGACGAGGCCCCATACACGACGAGCGACCCCGACATTATCAACACGGCTAAGGAAAATGGCCTGGTCGGCGAGAAAACGGCGTCGATGGCCCTTGGCTTCAGTGCAGAGGAATATCTTACGGCCCGCGAGGATCATGTGGCCCGGATCAAGAGAATTGCTGAGAGTCAATCGGCGAACAAAGGTGCTAGTGGCGACCCTGCGTCGCGCGGCGTTGCCGATCTCTCTGCCGATCCGGCCAATGCTGGCAAGGCAGAAAAAGAACTGAGCAGAATCACTGACCTGAGTGACACCCCCGCAAGCCGTGTTCGCGGCGCGGGCAAGGACACGAAGGTGGAGGAATAAGCATGGACATCATCAAAACGGCTATTGAAGAGTTATACGTCGGTGGCGGATCGGTCGGTACGACTCCGGCTGTGCTGCATAGTTGCAAGGCTCTTGCAAAAGGCGTCGTTGTCCGTGCCGGCACAAAGTCGCTTGTCATCGGAGCCCATTCGGGTGTTACGGCGGGCACCGGCTTTAAGCTGGTGGCCGGCGAGCAGAGCCCAATGATTTGCATCGACGATCTTTCCAAGGTGTGGGTCGTCGGTGAGGCTGCCGACAGTGACTACTCGTGGATTGCCCAGTAGAGTGACGCGGACGGTACACCAACAGATTAACTTCAAGAGGAGGAATCGGGATGGGTGTAATTGCGGATTTTCTTGCTGCATCAGTGACGATTGACACGACACTTCCGATTCACGCGCTTGATCGGCGCGAGTATCGGGAACTGAAGGCCATTCAAGATGCTGGAGATTTCGATCTACCGGCGGCTTTGCAGGCAACCGACGAGGTTCAGTCGATTGCCATCTATGAGGGAACCGTCAGTGGTGGCACTTTCACGTTGGCGTTTACCTTGGCAAGTGGCGAGACCTTCACGACGGCGGCCATTGCTTTTGATGCCAACGCTGCAACTATCGAAGGCGCGATTGACACGGCTGCAACGTCGGCGAGTATTGTTGGTTGGACGAACGGCGACATCTCGGTCGCTGGCGGCCCTCTTACTACAACTCCGGTCACGCTGACGTTTGACGGCGCGTCGGTTGATGAAGCCAACCACGATCTGGTCGTGATGGATGACGCCCTGTTGACTGGCGGCGGCTCTGGTGGTGCGATCACGGCCACGACAGAGGGTCAAGCAGATCGTCTTGGATACGCCATTCTGATCCAGATGGGGATTCTCTCTGGTACAGTGCCGGCAGAAAGCGTCACTCCTTCGGCATTGGTCGCACTTGCATCTCCTGGAGAACGTCGTCTGAGTGCTGAGACGATTAAGGCGGTTGCCCTTGAGATCACTATCACCGAAGGCAACGATGACATCTGCGATGCGATTGTTGCCGCTGCTAACGTGTAGTTGAGGTGACGCATGGCGATCAATAACACCTTTTATGGTACGGTCGAGGAAGCGATTGAATACTTTGCCATGCGGCTGCACGAGTTTGCTTGGACGGCGGCTTCGACGACGGATCGCCAGAAGGCGCTGATCGCCGCCCGACGCCTGATCGACCAACTCAACTTCAAGGGCTACAAGAGCACCGTTTACACGCTCTTGCAGTCCAACTCGAAAGCCACAGTTGAGGAGATTCAGGCAGCCGAGGCACAACAGGCAAACGAGTTTCCTCGCGGCACAGACACGATAGTGCCGGAAGACATTTGCCGGGCGTCTTATGAGATCGCGCACAGCCTTCTTGACAACAAGGACCCGGAACTGGAATTGGAGTCGCTGGCCGTCACGTCGATGGGCTATGGCAGCGTCCGCACGAGTTACGAACGGAGTCAGGTGCCCATTGAACACCTCGTAAATCTCATACCGAATGCTCTTGCTTGGCGTCTACTCAAGCCGTTCCTTCGGGACGATGATGCCATGAGGCTGTCACGGGTTTCTTAACCCTTGCTGCTTGGCCGAGTGTTCGGCCACCCCACCGGCGGGCTTCTAAGCCGGGCGGGCCAGTGTCGCCAGACCGTCTACGCGACCGTTATGGCCTTTGTGCATTTCTTGGCGGGTATCGAGGTCTACTGATGAAATTGTTTGATCTTCTTCTGTCGCGTGCGCAGTTTGCTTGCTTTGATGGTGAAGATGCCGCTGCTGCTGCTGCTGCCGCTGCTGCTGCGAAGGCCGCCGCCGAAAAGGCCGCTGCTGAAGAGGTTGCGGCTGCGGCTGCGGCTGCGGCTGCCGGCAAATCGTTCACTCAGGATGATGTCAACAAAATGTTGGCGGAAGACCGTCGCAAGCATCAAGCCCAGTTGAAGACGATGGAGACGCGCTTGCAGGAGGTGCTGAGCAGCAAGAATCTGACGGAGGCCGAGCGGAAGGCGTTGCAGGAGAACTTGTCGGCGGTCCAGGGACAGTTGCGGAGCAAGGAAGCCCAGGCGGCCTTGGAGAAGCAGGAGTTGGAGCAGTCGTATCAGGTGAAACTCACCGATGCCGAGAAGAAGGCTACGACCTGGGAATCGTTGTATCGAGACTCGACTGTCCAGCGGAGTCTGCAAGATGCCGGGATCAAGAACGATGCCTTCAGCCCCGGCCAGATCGTCACGCTCTTGAAGCCGATGACGAAGATGATGGAAGAGATGGACCCGACCACGAAGCGGCCTAATGGCCACTACAAGGTTATGGTCGAAATGCCCGACGTGGACCCCAAAACGGGCGAACAGGTGATGATGACTCGGACTCCCGAAGAGGCCGTGAAGCGGATGAAAGAGTTGCCCGAACAGTACGGCAACCTCTTCAAAGCCGGCGTGGTCAGCGGGATCGGGTCGGGGTCGGCGACCGGCGGCCTACTGCCGGGTCAAAGCGGCCGGGTGGACGTGCGGAAATTGACTCCGCAGCAATACCGGGAAATTCGCGAGAAGAACCCTGAACTTCTGGGATTGCGGCCCATCAAGGGCCACCGCTAGTCATCCAGGGGTTTGTTCTGTCGAGGCCACACTGTAGTGGTCTCCACCATATAAGGGCCGCGTGTGCGGCCTCTCAGGCATGGCCGCTTGTGAGCGGCCCTTTTTGTTCCCAGACAAACCGAAAGGAACATTCATGAAGATCAATTTGTACCTGTCCCTGGCTCAGGTCGCTTGCTTCGACAACGACAATGACGCCTACATCCCGGAACTGTGGGCCAACGAGGGTCTGGCCATCCTCGAAGAGAACATGGTCATCGCCAACCTCGTCCACCGGGACTTCGAGAACGAGATCAAGGACTTCGGCGACGTGGTGAACACCCGCCGGCCCGGCGAGTTCAAGATCAGCCGCAAAAAGGACGGCACCGCGCTGGTTCAGCAGAATGCCAATTCCACCAATGTCCGCGTACCGTTGGACCAGTGGTTCTACAACAGCTTCACGATCAAGGATGGTGAGGCCAGCAAGTCCTTCCAGGAGTTGGTGGACATCTACCTCCGTCCCGGGATGCAGACTATCGCCCGTGGCGTGGATCGTTCCGTTTTGGGTCGCGTCCACGCCTACTTCGGCACTTTGGCGAAGCGTTGTGGCCGGCTCGGCAACCTTCTCAGCAGCAACAGTAAGGACTACGTGCTGGAGGCCCGCGAAATCCTGAACGTGAACAAGGCCCCGGTCAACGGCCGCAACCTCGTTCTGGCCCCGGCCAGCGAGACCGCGCTGCTGAAGAACGACTTGTTCATCAAGGCCAACGAGCGAGGTGACGGCGGCACGGCGTTGGAGAACGCCACCCTCGGCCGCATCCTCGGCTTCGAGACCTATATGGACCAGAATGTCAACAGCCCCGCTGTGGGCTCGTGTGACACGAACGCTGGTGCGATCAACAACACCGGCGGCTATCCCGCCGGCACAGTGACCGAACTGACCGTGGACGGCTTCACGGGCGTCGTGGTCCTTGTTGGCGAGTATGTCAACGTGGCCGGCAACGATCAGCCGACCTATGCCACTGCCGTCACGGCCACCTCGGACACCACGGGCATCACCCTGAGTGAGGCCCTGAAGTACGCCGTCCCGGAAGACGCCGTGGTCACGCGCTATGCTTCGTGCGACGTGAACGGTTCCTATGCGGCTGGCTACAGTGAGGCCGTCGTGTTGGACGGTTGGACCGTCGCTCCGCAGATCGGCCAACTGGTTGCCTTCGGCACGGGCGCAGGCCGCAGGGTCTACACCGTGATCGAGTCGTGGCTGTCGGCCGCTGGTGAGCAGAGCGTGATTCTTGACCGGCCGCTGGACATCCTCCTGACGAACGAAGACAAAGCGTACCCCGGCCCGGCCGGCTCGCTGAATATGGCGTTCCATCGGGACGCCCTCGCCCTCGTCACCCGGCCCCTGGCTGTGCCGAGTAATGCGATGGGTGTGCTCTCGCACGTCGGCGTCTACAACGACATCGCCATGCGGGTCTCGATGCAGTACGACATCAACGCGGGCGGCACCGTCGTCAACCTGGACATCCTCGCCGGTGTCGCGGTTCTCGACGAGAACCTGTGCGTCGTGCTCTTGGGGTAAGCCTTTGAACGGGCATCCCCGCAACGTCGGGTAACAATGATCTGCCCACCGGGGAGCAATCCCCGGTGGGCGATCTTCTCTATCACCGCCCGTTATGAATGGAGGCATACCATGCTGGATTTCACTGACGTGTTGATTCTGTTGCGACAGTACGGGCCGCTTGTCCTGATTGTGGCGTTCTTCCTTTGGCAGGGCTGGGTCCGGGAGAAACATCTGCTGGCCCGCATCAGCAAGCTGGAGGATGGACAACGTAAGGTGTTACTGCCCCTGGTGGCCAAGTGCATGAAAGTCGTTGCGAAGAACAGCCTTATCATGCGCCGGCTGGAATATGCGATGGACCAACGGTGGTCTCATAAAGCTAACAGCCCGCGGGATGGGGATTGTGCGAAAGAGTAACCTTCACACGATAGTGTTGCCATGACTGCTCACAATCAATACTTCCTGAATCGTCAGATGCAGGTGGCACTCTATTCCTTAAAGCGCCAATATGGCGGCACGATCACTGTGTTTCATGTCCTGTCGCGGGACACGGATGCGAAGACGGGAGAGTCCACGGCCCGCTGCCTGGCCAAACGTGTGAAACGGGCGATCATTCTGCCGGCGCGGATCAATCGGGAGGCCGAGCGAACGATCTCGCTTATTTCCGCCAACAAGCAGGTAGTGATGGGCGGCTGGTACGACAGTGGGAAACGGACATTCATCATTGACCGGCGCGACACGGGACAATTGACTTTGGAGAAGGACGATTTTCTGGTCTATGACGGTTGCAAGTATGCCGTGGAGACCATCGACGACTACGAGTTTGCATCAGCCTATTCCGTTATAGCGAAGAAGCTGATTGGCGAGACCTTTGATGACAGCACGCTGATTCAATACCTCGATGGGGCGGACAGCGTGGATTTGGAGGAGATAGCCCGCCCGCTTCGCGTGCTCACCTGCGTGGAGGCAGACACCCTCAACCTCACCTCCGACAGCCAAGGGGAGGTGTAATCATGCCTGCGAACCCGAATTGGGCACGGTGGATTTTCGCCTCGCTGGCTGACTATTTGAAGAAGGTTGCCCAAGCGAATGACGTAGCCGTCATGGTGGAGGGGCTTGATGAACGGTCCAGCCAGTTCATGGAGGCCGCAGACCGTGTGGAGATCAGGATCACGGGGCCTTCCGTTCGTGAGTTGAGCCACAACTACTGGGTACTGAAAGTGGACGCGAATGTTCTGCTGTCGAGTCGATTCGACGGGCCGGACACGAGGAATCGTTACACGTTTACGCAGTTAGCTGGCATCTTTCAATCAGCTATGGATGCGGCCATCGCCATCTATCGGTATGGAAGCCAATCAGGCGACGACGAGACCCTGGTTGGGTGCTTGTCACCGTTGTCTGGCCGTCAGGACGCCGTGAAGGTTTTTCACTTCGGCCAGGTCAACGAAACAGACGGGCTGAGGCAGTCAATGATTGACGCCAAGTATGTGATGGAGCTATCCGACAACGAAGATACCTAACAGGAGATAGACGACATGGCACGCATCGAATTGCGAGATTGCACCGTCCGTCTGAAGGACGGTTTGAGTGGTTCGGCCGCCGTCAATGAACCGACGACACCGCCGGCCCCGAACGACACTGAGTTTGACATCGACTCCATTGTGCTGAATACAGTTGACCCTGATTTGGTGCCGATTGGGGCGCGGTTTACCGTGGCAGGTGAAACCGACACGCCGATTCATGTGGTCACGGCACGCACGCCAACTGACACCAGCCCGACGACGAACATCGTCTTCACGCCGGCTTTGGCCAGCGCTCTTGCTGATGAAGCCGTAATCACCTTCCTGCCCCAGCAGTTGGAGATCAAGATCGGCGACGGCAACCTCACTTACACTGAGCATAAGTCCTACGACTATCTGCTCGACCGGGGCGACCTGGACACGGTGCGGGAGGGCGATGAAGTCCCGATGGACGTGCGCATCGAGTGCGTCTACGAGCATATCACGACCGGCACCAACGAGAACATCAGTCCGCTCGACGCCCTGAAGCAGAAGGGCAAGGCAACGGAATGGGTCAGTGCTGCCGCAGACCAATGCGAGCCGTATTCCGTGGACGTGGAGGTGGAGCACAACGTCCCCTGTGGCACGAACCAGGACGAGACCACGCAGTTTCCGGATTTCCGGCACGAGACAGCCGAGATCAACCTGAAGGATGCCACGATCTCGATTACCGGCAAGAGCAACGCGACCGAGCCGATTGTCAACCGCATCTAAGCAACGACTTGCGGCACAATGACCCTGTGTCAAGAAAGGAACCCTTAGACAATGGCACGAATCGAACTGCGTGATTGCATAGTTCGCCTGAAGGATGGGTTTGGCGGATCGGCTCTGGTTGACGATACACCCGCGCAGGGTGAATCAACGATGGAGATCGACACGCTGACCGGCCTTACGAACGGCGTCACGATTGTCCCGGTGGGTGCTCACTTCGAGGTGAGCATTACTGAATATACGATCACGGCTGTCAACTCGAACGAGGTTGTGACCGTGACCATAACGGGGGCCACGGGCGGCACCTTTACCCTGTCATTTGGCGGTCAAACCACGACTGCCCTTGCCTATGATGCGCCAGCTTCAGCAGTTGATGCTGCTTTGGAAGTGCTTTCCACCATTGGGACCGGCAATGTCGCGGTGACTGGCATTGATGGAGGCCCCTATCGAATTGAGTTCACTGGCACGTTGGCCGCGACGAATGTTGGGGCCGTGACGGCGGATGATGGGGAACTGATCGGCACCACTCCGGTGATTTCGGTCGTGGTGGATCGCGAGGGTGCGACGACTTGGGAGTTGACCTTCGCCCCCGTGATTCCCGCTGGCGATGTCCCGTCGGAGGATGATCCGATCACCTTCCTGCCCCAGCAGTTGGAGATCAAGATCGGCGACGGCAACCTCACTTACACTGAGCATAAGTCCTACGACTATCTGCTCGACCGGGGCGACCTGGACACGGTGCGGGAGGGCGATGAAGTCCCGATGGACGTGCGCATCGAGTGCGTCTACGAGCATATCACGACCGGCACCAACGAGAACATCAGTCCGCTCGACGCCCTGAAGCAGAAGGGTGCAGCGGCCGGCTGGTTCAGTTCTGCCGCAGACCAGTGCGAGCCGTATGCCGTGGACATGGAGGTGGAGCACAACGTCCCCTGCGGCACCAACCAGGACGAGACCACGCAGTTTCCCGATTTCCGACATGAGACGGCCGAGATCAATCTGAAGGACGCCACGATCTCGATCACCGGCAAGTGCAACGTGATCGAGCCGATTGTCAACCGCATCTAAGCGCGGTGGCTTGCGGCAGTAAAGACGACTCCCCGCCTCTTTTGAGGGCGGTTTGGCTAGTCTTGAAGACTAGCTGTTTTGATCGACCGGCGGGCGGCCGGCGTTGTAGCCAGCCGCCCGCCGTTTTCTTTTCCTAGCGAGTGGAGAAAGAACATGAAGATTGGTGGAATCGACCCCAAGACCCTGTGCAATGAAGTCGTGCTGGTCCTGCCGCGCGGCGAAGACAAGATCGTGTTTCGGGCTCGCGGCCTGAAGGACACAGACGAATTTGAAGCCCTTTGCCCTCAGCCCAAGCCACCCGGAAAGCTGACGAAGGATGGCTGGGTTGCCAACGCGGAGGACCCGACCTACCAGCAAATTCTGGCCGCCTGGTCGAAGAAGCGCCTCGGCTACATTGTGACCCGCTCACTCCAGCCGAGCGAGATCGAATGGGACATGGTGAAACTTGACGACCAGCGGACCTGGGCCAACTGGGAGAAAGACCTGCTGGATGGCGGCCTCACCCAGATCGAGTGCAACCGCGTGCTGGCGCTGGTCATGGAGGCCAACGCGCTGGATGAAGCGAAGCTGCAAAAGGCTCGCGAGGTTTTTCTTGCTGGTCAGGGTCCGATGCCGCCCGAGTTCTCTGGCCAACTTACCGCACTGGCGAACACTCCATCTGGAAAGCCTGCGCAAGACTAGGCATTCGCCCACCCGGCGTGCGCCAGTCGTGGGACGAGTGCGGGTTGGAGACCCAGGCGTTGATCGTCGCCTTCGATCAGACGGCGAGTTACGACGAGTCCGAGCGGGAGGCTCAACTTATGGGGGCAAGGAAGCCCTCCGAGGCAACGCTGCCGCCATCCGCACGGCCACCCCGACGACGGCGAGGCTCCTGACCATGAAGTTTACGCGCACCTTTGCTTTGCCGGCCATTAACATCATGGCCTACAGGAAGGAACTGCACCGTGATATGGGCGAGGCAATTGCCCAGGCCACGATGGAATGGCTGGATACGGTGCTGCGCGAGATTCCGGTCTGGAGCGGAGCATCAAGGGCGACCTTCCTGAAGCTGGCACAGGAGATCAACTACGCCATCGACATCACGCCCCCGGCTATCAACCGCACGGCCCAGGGTGTCTCGCAGAGCAGCGGCGAAGTGGTTGCCGACATCAATAAGGGTCTTTACACCTTCGGCTACGGCACGACGCTTCCCTGGCTGATCTGGAACGAGTACCACAACGCCAACATCGAGCCGGACCCAACGCTCTTCTACCGGGTCTGGAAGGAAGGCCCCTATATGTTTCAGGTCAAGGGGACCGATGCGTTTCAGCGGTTTGCGGAGAAGGTCAAGCTGCCGGCGGTTGCGCCCTTTGTCAGGGCGCAGCGGATCAAGTGAGGTGACGAATGGCCGACGAGATTATCAACAAACTAGGCTTCGATGTGAGCGAAGCCTTGTCGGCCCTCAATCGCCTCGATGAGGCATTGAAGGCGGCCAGGGCCTCGTTCAATACGTTCGGTGCCTCGCTTGATGCCTGGAATGGCCGCGCTGCCGCAGCCCTTGCCACCATGCGTGGTTTGGCCTCAGCGGCGACCCGCGTGGCGGGCGCGATGCAGGGTGCCGGCGCAGCCCCGGCTGCGGCCCCGGCTGCGGCAGCCCCCGCCCAGACTCCGGCCTCGCAGCTTTGGCTGCCGCCCGGCTTTCAGTCGCAGGCGCAACAGGCAGCCCGGGCAATGGCCAAGGTTGGTCAGGCTGGGCAGCAGGCTGGTCAGAAGATTGCCGGCGGTATGACTAATGCCGGCAATGCCACCAGTAATGCTACGCAACATACCCACAAGTTTGTGGTCAGCTTCGAGACGTTGGCTCGGGTGGTAACAACGCAGCTTATTGTTCGCGCCATGTCCAGCATTCGGGATGCCTTGAAAGAGGCCACCCGATCCGCCATTGAGTTTCAGCAGGCCATCGCGGAAATCCGCACTATCGCCCCAACTATTGGTCGCGACTTCACCAGCCTGAGCCGTGAGGCGGCCGAGTTTTCTAAGAACTTCAACATCCCCCTGCCCCAGGTCTCGGAGGGCTTGTATCAGTCGATCTCGAACCAGTTCGCCACGGTGAGTGAGCGGGCGAATGTGATGGCCGCCTCTATGAAATTGGCTCGCGTTGGGGCAATGGACCTCCAGGACTCGATCCTGTTAGTCACGGGGACGCTGAATGCTTACGGCATGGCCTCCAGTGAGGCCGAGGCTGTGGCCGCGAAGTTCTTCAATACGATCCGCCTGGGGCGAATCCGTGGGAAGGAACTGGCGGACACCATCGGTGCGGCAATCCCATTTGCGTCCCAGTTGGGCATAAGTCTGGACGAGTTGAACGCCGCCATCGTGGCTATGACCATCGGTGGTATGAACGCCCACAAGACTATGACTAGCCTGCGGTCGGTCATGGTGCAGTTCTTGAAGCCTTCGGAAGATTTGAAGCGGGTCGTCCGGGAGTTGGGTTTCGGCTCGCCCGATCAGCTTATTGCGGCTAAGGGTTTCCAGGGCGCGATTGAGGCGGTCGCTAATGCTGCGGACAACATGGGGTCGAAGATTGCCAAGAGTATCCCTAATATCCGTGGCATGGTCGCCGAATTGCGACTCAGCCAGAGTGGTGCGGAACAAGTTCACAAGGCATTGGAGGCGATGGCTGAGTCTACGCCGGAGTCTCTGAATAAAGTCTTCGAGGAGTTTCGCAGCACGGACGCCGAGAAGCTGACTGCTTCGCTCAACAAGGTCAAGGTCACACTCACCGAGGAGTTGGGATCGGCCATTATTCAAGTGCTCAACGCGATCATCCAGTTTGCCGGCGGTGCCGACAACCTGGCGTCGATTATCCAGGCCCTTGCGGCGGCAGCCGTTCCGGCGGCGGCGGCCTTCATCGCGCTT